CTATAATAAGCACATACGCAACCAGGCAATGACCACCACCTTCGCTGACTACGCCGCTGCTGCTGAGGCACGGAAAGACATCGCTGCTGCTGTTCTGGGGCATACCTATGCCCTCTGTGAGGCACTGCGGCAGAACTACATTGATTACAGCATCAAGTCTCACGCACTTCGCACTGAAAATGAGGAGTATCACGATGCTTGTATTGCTAAACTGAAGGAAGGCACTTGTGATTATGAGTTCTACCCTGAAACGGGTCGTAAGTATCACAAAATCATTATGAATGCGAACGGTTCCCGTTCTGTTCACGCTTTTGTGGATAAGAAGACTGGTCAAGTTTATAAGTCTGCTAGTTGGAAAGCACCTGCCAAAGGTGTTCGCTACGATCTTCGCATTATTGAGCAGCGTGAATGGTTGCTTCAACATGCTGACTGGGCAGGTTCTTATTTGTACCTGCGTTGATCCACTTCAACAACTGGCACAGGGGGTGCTTCACAGCACCCCAGATGCCCTATAATAACCTTATGTTCAACACACCCGCAATGAACGACACCATCAACAACCTGACCGTTACCAAGTCTCTGCGCCTTCTGTGCAACGGTTTCAAGTCTGAGTTTGCTACCTTTGCACACGCCGATGAGAGAATGTGTGAGTTGCTTCACGAACTTGCAAGTGAGTTTGTGGATGCCAACATCCCTGTGGTTGATGAGGACAACCAGGTGGAACTTGCTATGATGCTGTTGGAATCTCTGGACATCATTGCCCGATGACTTGGATACTTTTATGGATTTTACTTTCTATTCCTGTTGCAGTAATCGTTGGAAAGTTAATTGAAACACCTGATGACTACGACTGACAAACTGATCTTTATTTCATCATTCCTTTGGTTTTTGCACTGGGGTCAATGTCTTACGTTCAAATTTCTGGATACGGTTATTCTAAACGCCTCTGTGAGGACGTTACCACTTGGTTTCTGAATAGGTTTCTGCCACGCCATAAGATTGAGGTGGAGATTCTCCATCGTGGTCTGCGTCGTGAGCAGGTTTATGGTTATTGTGATTATGTGGGAGAATCACGTCGTCCACGTGAGTTTCTGATTGAACTCAACACCCATATGGATGAGGAGTTGTATATAAAAACTCTTTTGCACGAACTGGTCCACCTGCGCCAGTGGGTAGTCGGTTCGCTGCGGTTCCGATACGGAAAATTGTGTTATTCTAAAGAACCTGTCGAAAAGTACGACTATTGGCATCAACCACACGAAATAGAGGCACGGGAGCAGGAAGAAACCCTATACATCGAGTATCTGTCTGAAAAGAATGGTTGTGAATTGCAGGAGGATGTGATAAAATATCTTCCAAATCGTTTGATGGTGGTATGAGATGGTTAAGAACCTGAACAGCAGCAAACTGATGTATTCTGAAGGAAATAATGATGAATGTTACACACCAAACTACGGTGTAGCACCCATTCTCAAATATATTCCTAAAGATGCAAAGGTATGGTGCCCATTTGATACCAAAGAGAGTGAATTTGTCAAGCAGATTGGAGCACAAAATTTAGTCATTTCAACACACATTTCAACGGGTCAAGACTTTCTAACATATGATCCAAACTTTGAATGGGATGTGATTGTATCTAATCCACCATTTACAAACAAGCGAAAGTTCTTTGAGCGAGCACTATCATTTGGCAAACCATTTGCTCTGATTATGACCAATACTTGGTTAAATGATTCTGCACCAAAGCAACTGTTTAAGGACAAGGATCTGCAGTTACTGATGTTTGATAAGCGAATGAAGTTTCATAGTCCTGATGGTCGTCCAAATGATAAGATCACGTTCAGCAGCAGTTATTACTGTTGGAACTTTCTACCAAAACAAATCATAATGGAAGAACTCACTGTGCCACCTTCCAAACTGGCACAGACAACTAGCAGCGAGGCAGTTCTTCCCCTATAATAAGAAGGTAATCAAGGGAACCGCAATGGTCACCGACACTACACAGGACGCACAACTCCGCCGCACCATTCAGAAAAAGATTGAAAATGAAATGCCGCTGCAACTTCTGAAACGCATTGTTTATGAGGTGCGATGTGAAGAAATGGGCATTCTCCCTGATGGTTGGAAACTCTATCCTGAGGACTGAAATGACTGAATTCTACGATTACGTTCTTTCTTTCTATGGCAAAGATGGCATCTATCCGATGGGTGCCACTCTGACCGTTGTTCGCAAAGCGACAAAGGATCTGATTCGCATTCTTAAGATCAAAGGGCAAGAGTTCTGTGGTGATAGTGTTGACCGCGAACTTGTCCGTGATCTTCTGATCGATAAGTACAAACTTCAATTCCCAAACTGATGAAAAACTATCGCATTCGTGTTGAAACCTTTGATGGTCTCTGCACCGTCTGGTATGAGAAGTCCAAAGCAAAGAAAGCAACTGACATCATCTGCAAGCGTGTCTATGAGCAACTGTGTGGTCTGAATATCAAAGAGATTGATGTGAGTCTTTCTGTATGACAATCATAATTGCTGCTGTATCCTTATTCTTCTTATTTCTTGCAATTTCCTTTGTTGCATCGTTTTTTGATGATGATTATGACAACTCATACTAAACCTATTTTTATCAAACAGTTTGCGAATCGTTGGTATCTGGTCTGGACGGATACCAACAGAACCATTGCATCATTTGCAACTGAGTTTGAGGCTTACGCTGCTCGCAAATATATGATAGAATATAACAAAAATGGAGGAATCAAATGAGTTACTATTGGACAACCAAAATGAACGATGCAACAAATCGTCGTATCGATAAACTGATGGGCGAAGGTGTGAAAATTGACACTGCAACTCATGAAGGACGGAAGACAATTGGATACAATTATCTTGAACTTGCACTTGATGAATCTGAAGAATGAAAAAACTTCTATTGCTGACTGCTCTTCTGTTTGCCTCTCCTGCGTTGGCACAGACTGCACCAAAACCGAAAGTTTATCGCCCATTTGTGTATGAAACTCCCTGTGCGTTAGATTCAGGTCTGCAGGCTCAATTTGATACCTGCAAAGTGGTTGAAACCCGTGAATCTGGTGGAGCATTGCGAACTCGCAATATTTACTCCAATCGGTTTAGTCTGACCATTAAATCCTGGTTTGATAAAGAGAAAGGTTTTATGACTTGGGATAGTCATAATAAGTTTGCCTACAAGTGGGAATATAAAGTTGCTGGTTCTGGTGAGCAGGGTGCTTGGTCACTGGTGATGCCAGGTTTTCTACTTCAAAACGTTTCTTGGGATTGATGACAATGATCGAAGCAAATGTACAACTGAATGTTCACGAAATTGGTGTGATTCTATCTGCGCTGCAGGAACTGAATCTGCGTGAGGAAAATAGAATTGCACGGGAATATGGAAGTGTGCCAGCACTGTATAACAAACTTTACACGGTATTCGAGCAGATGGACACTTCAGGAACTGTCCTACGCAACGACGTGGTGCCGTCCTTCTGACCTATAATACAGAGGTAATCGGGAGACACCCAATGACCACCTTCCCTACTCTCCAGTCCAAAGACGGCACCATGCTGGTCGGATACTATCCCGTGAAGACCCCCTATGGAGACATCAGTCAGGAGTGGTGCTTGCAGGTTCTGTCTTGGAAAGGTGTGGACCAAATCTCCAAGAAGTTTCTGAATCGCGTTGAAAAGACTCTTGCGATTCGTGAGCGTCTGGCGCTTGGTTACACTGAAACTGGTGACAACTCCGATCTGCCTCAACTTGGCAATCCTTTCTATGGTGCCTGCTGATGGCATTTTCAACTGCTGAATTGGGTGCAATGCTAAACATTCTTACAAAGCACTCTGACTGGAATGAACTTTCAAAAGAAATCCGTTATGATGTTTATAACTTAAATCAAAAAATTATTGCTGAAATGACTTTTGCTGTTTCTTACGACCTGGAGTGCGGATGAACCTTTCCTCTAAGTATATTTTTGTTGGTATTGTGTTTCTGATTGCTTTCTTTGGATACAATGCTTTTCTTGCACAACGTGACCAAAAGTTGTTTGATGCTTATTATGGAACAAATCAAGAGCAACTGAAATGAACGACGAAGACATTACTCAATTCCTGAAAGCATTCTCTGATTTTATGAAACACTCTGAAGAGCAAATTGATTCATTTCAAAAGTGGGAAGAAGCAAAAAATTACACTGATCTCTTTTATGAACAAAAAGCAGCAGAATTGGAGATTACTGTAGACTATTACATTCAGGAGTTTGTATGAACACGCAAAACAAATTGGTTCTGGGATTGATACAAGTTGATAATCTTATCTCCTTACTTGAAGGAAATGAGTATCAACAATTTCTGTATTCTCATTTGATTCCGATTCGGACTGAACTCAAGAGACAGTTGACAAATCTTGAACATTCTTCTAAAATGACCGAGTAATTTATCTCATACAATGAAATATCTTTATATTGTTGATTACTGGGTTCCGTTTCCATCTTCTGAGTATGGTGGAATCATTAATCTAATTGCTGAGTCTGATACTGAAGCGTTCACTCTTCTTTCAGAGGAACAATCGTTTGATGAAAAGTATCAAGATCGCATTATGCCAAAGGTTGTCAGTGCTCAAAAGTTTGCATTGCAGGATGATTACGAGTCTGGCATTCTGGAGGCATTTACAACGTGACGCAACTCTATCGCATTGAAGAAATGTTTTCTCACGGTTGGGAATTGATTGAAGAGGATGCAAAACAACTGACGAAAGAGCAGTGTGATCAAAGACTTCAAATCTATCTTGAAAGAGGATACAATCCAAACTACCTTCGCGCTGTCCGTGAATCTTGAATTTCCCCACAAACCACCGAAAGGAATGTATTATGAGCAAACAGAGTTTAAACGCAATGTTATTGCTATCTGGATTCATTATCAGCGTCGGTTTGATTACAATCTTGGTGATGAGGTTCGTTGTATCTGGGGATTCTATAATACCAAAACAAGAACCTATTATTCCCCCATCAACTCCAAAAGTGTTGGACAATCGGTGGACATAGAGAGCACGACTCCGTATTCTGCAATGATTCCAAAGCAAACTCCACTTGAATCTGCATTTGTATGAGTTATCAACCACAGGTCAATGATTATGTAAGATGGAAACCTCATATTGAAGGTTGGGTGTACTTTACGGATAAAGAATACATTACGATTGAGATAGGCGTCAAACCAAAGAATGAAGAGAATTACGAAGCGTGTTCAATTCATCGCAATGATCGCTTGATGGTTTTATGTTACAATAATCAGTGGAAGGAACTTACTTATATCAAATCAAGAGAATCTGTGTATGAAGAAGAAAAAAACGTTGTGGAGACTGTGGGCGAAAGCGATTGGAGAGAAAGCGACGAAAAATGACAGAGAATCAGATCACATTGCTGGTATACGGACTGTTATATTCGGTACTTATCTTCTTACTAACTTATTCATTATTGCAGGCGTCATAAGGCATTGGAATGACGATGAAATACCAAGTTGTATACTTCAAATCCAAGAAGAACAAAATCAGCAAACAAACCGCAATTTTTTATAACATTGAGGATGCATCATTATGGGAACAACACGTGAAGAAACAAGGATACACAGACTCAGAAATACTTCCAGTATTCTGATACCTGTTTATTGTCTTCTATCCGCAATCATTGGGTACAC